CTAGCCAGTACCCACCGCAGAGAACAACGTTCTGCAGTTATTTGTACTAATGACTCAGATTGAATCAAGTTCCTGCCGCGTGTGCCAATCTGCACAACGCACGGCCAAGAGCCTGAATCTGGCAACACGCGTCCTAAGACAGGAAGGTCTCGTAAAAGAAACTTTCCCTGTGGGCGGACGCGCCGTAAGTTGCCGAGTCGTGGAGGAGAGGTGGAAGAAGTGGGTAGAGAAGGCCCCCCGGCCTGGTCTAAGCACGGAGAAGAAGTTTCGTCTAGCGGGTGCTATTAAGGGCACGAAGACGATCTTTGATGAACCTTGCATGAAGTGTGACATCCCGAGGGGTCTTGATGCAATTGCGAAGTGGGAGCAGAAGGCGCTGTTTGAGGAGAGGACAACCAGTGGGGAAGTCCTTGATGACATCAAAGTACGCGCGCGAAAGCTCATGGGGAGTAAGTGGTGGAAGGGTCGAGATGTTGAGAAGGAGGGGATAAGAGTGGCAGTGCCTGATCAGCAGGGCTGCGCAGAATTGGAGAGAGGTTTTGGAGGTACGTTGTCGGTCATACCATGGTGGTATGAAGAGGTGACAGGGCACGAGGTTCCACCGGGTTTTAAACCAGACGGTGATCTAGCCTTCGTTACCGAGCACAAGGATCCGACGATTTGCCGTGTGGGTTGCGCCAAGACAAAGGCGAAGTTGCGCGTCGTGACTATGCAGGGGGCCTATACGAAGAGGCTCTTAAGACCTGTACACGAGGCAGCTTACGACCATTTGTCCAAGAAACCTTGGCTTGTCAGAGGGGATGTCACCGCTGAGCATTTCGAATATGCTGCTTATGTGAACGATCCCCACAACCCCTCCTTCTCGTTTTCCTCGGGTGACTACTCTGATTCGACGAACAATCTACATACCGATGCCGTATTGGCTGTTGTAGATGTGCTTTGCGAATCTTTGGAAGAACCCTTGGCAACCATTCTGCGGAGCAGCTTCAGGGACTGCTGGGTGTGGAGGCAAGACGGACCACTAGAGACTACTCAGTTTCTAGATACTAATGGCGTCGCCTCGGAGAGAACGGAGAAAGGATGGACCAAGAGGCCAATCGTCCGCGGGAGTA